GTTATATACCGTTCATTCCGTTGCCTGTTGTTTGGTTTGTTGCCGTTGCATTCCCTTTGTAGTGTTACAATCTGTTTGGGTTGTTAGTTACTTTTGGTAAGTATTGGGAGGGCGTGTAATGAGTGTAAAGTGTACACTTATTATTGTAGTGGTTTGATGTAGGAGGCGTTATTAAGTGTAGATTGTACACTTATCGTTATTCATTGCTTATATATGCGTATGCGCACGCGCGTGTGTTAAATAATGTGTAAACGGTGCATTTTCTTTGTTTTTTTTCTTGCTATTTTCTTGCATGGTATTAGGAAATTTCGTACCTTTGCTAACAGTTAAAGAGATAACTATTAGAGGCCGTTAATAAAGCAAGTAACAGCATCTAACATAACAGACTGGCAACGATGAAAAAAAGGCTGCAAAGGTAGTTAACCAATGCAGCCAAACAAAAGGACTAATTAAAGCCCTGTTTGCCGTTAATAAAGCGGCGCAAAGGTAGCAAATAAGTTCTTTGGTTGTATCATTCAGGGCAAAGAATTAAGTTTCTTTTGCTTTCCGGTCGAGACATATTGAAACAGTGTACATTGTACACTATTAGTTGAATTTATCACTAACTTTTAAATATTTAACAAAAATGAAAAAGAATGTAAATTTCAATGAGAGTGCAAACAATGTAGTTAACGCAAACGAAAGCGCAAAGGTTTTTGCCGCTGGACTTCCTGAGGGGCAAACGAAAAGCGACAAGAGCAGCGGGGTTTCTGAAACTGCAAACGATTTGGAAAAGACAAAGACGGTGCAGCGTTCAGGGTTGATTTACGCAGAGCGTGAATTTAGCTCGGAATATAAAAAGATGGCCGCCGAGTTTTTTACTGCTGCGCTGTTTGGAACTTCAGAAAAACGCGAGGAAATTATTGCAAGGGTTGACGAGTTGAGAAAGGCAAAGGCTCAAGAACTTGTTAACAACAAGGAAGAAAAAGCCGCGCAAATGTTTACTCGCTGTTACGATGAAGTTATTGCGGAGGCTGCGACTGGCAAGGCTTTAACCGCCGAGCTGTTCAGACAGCACCGCGAGGCTATCAAGGAAGCCGCCAAACAAGAACGGCTCGCAAAGGAAGCTAAGGAGAAAGCTGCAAAGATAGAAGCCGCAGCCAAACAGTTTGGAATAACAATAGAAGCGGCGCAAGCGATGTTTGCCGCCGGCGTTCTGAAAATCTAACTACATTTTGCACACTGGAAGCCGCCGCCGAGCTTTAATGTTTGGCGGCGGTTTTATTTTGCCCGTGAAGGTCAAGGCGGTTTTTGCCGCCTCCGTTGTTTCGAGTACACGGCGGGCGCAAAGATTTTGGCACATGAATTATAAAGCGGTTTTTTGCCGCTTTTTTTGTGCCTTTTCTTTCGATGTTTGAATTATTGATACAAAACTTCAGACGATGCAAGGAGCCGCGAGCTTTTGGCAATTGGTTTGCTAAAATAAACGACTCCACGGTGCATGGACTGACAACTCAAGAAAGAATTGCGCAAATGAATTACTCGGATGAATTAGTAAAATGAATTATCCGAGCGAATTATTTGCCACACGGAGGAGGCTCTGGAAATTGAACCACTGTACCGAGGTTGGAACTCGGCAGAGCCACGAGAAAAAGAAATGTCGAGGTGAATTATTTGCGAAAAGGTTTTTGCGAATGAATTACCGAGGCGAATTACTTGAACAATTAATTTTAAAACTCAAAAAGATATGAAGAACGTAAGAGATTACAAGAACGTGGGCAAACAGTTTGCATACGTTCTGGACTCCATTATGGTGGAGAATGAAGTAACAGGCGAAGAAGTTACGGGGTTGACCGACGAGCAATTAATTCAGTGGGTTTTCGGACACTTCAACGCCGAGTTTGGCAGCAAGTGGGAAAGAAAGCAATACCCCAACGAACAGGAACGGCTCGCCCAATGGCTGCGAGGTCTGCCGAGCGCAATTTACATTGCCTTTTCCGACTACGACATAACGGAGGTCGGGAAGAGTTGGGGCTATTGCAAGACAGAAAGACAAGCTGCGAAATTTGTTGAGAATTGGTGGAGCTTGATTGCTTGCCGCCTTATCCAACTGAGAGAAAAGCTCGTGAAGTAAGCGGGCGACCAATCCCGACGAGTTAAGCGATGCACCACTTTCGCAAAGTGGGTCGGGAGCTAAATTTATTCACTAAAAATTATATTGACATGAGAATTTTGCGAAACGAATGTGCAGAAGCACTGAATAAGGTTTGCGAGCTGATAGGCACGCAAAAAGTTGTGGACGAGTTGAATTGTTATTTTTCGTCCGATGAAGTCAGCGACTTTTTGGAGTCGCTAAATAGCGATTACGACCTCGGCCTTCACTACTGGGACGAGGAGAAAGAAGACGAGGGCGAATAACTCTCGCCTTCAGCCGCCGACAAAAGAAATGGTTTGGGAGCGATACCCACGGCGGCACGAATAAACAACAATTTAATAAATGAATTATTTATGAGAAAATTAATTGCAATTATCGCCGCCGTCTTTGTCGGTGCGCTGGTTGCCCTCGTTTATCATAGAGGGTATTATGGAGACTCGGCTTGCGTGTTCGTGGCGGTTTACACTGCCACTTATACGGGCTTATACGAGTGGAAAGAATTAATAAAAGCATTAACCAAATAAAAACATTAATTATGGAACTGTATTATCACAGAACAGACGGTGGAGCGGAATATTACACCGTAAAAGAAGATGATTTGTCAACCTCCGCAATCCGCACGGACGGCGACGAGTTAGAAATCAAGGTCGCAAACTGCAAGCGGCTCGGAATTAAAGTCGTACTAAATTAGGAGGAACGAGTATTAACTAAATGAATTAAAGCAATGAAGAAGTTTGTGAGCTGGCGGCGCGTTTCCACCTCCAAACAAGGCGCAAGCGGTTTGGGGCTGGCGGCGCAAGCCGACATAATAGACTACTTCGTGAAGAGTGAGAAAGGCGAGCTAATCGCCGACTTCCACGAGGTTTACACAGGCAAGGAGTTGAGCGGCTGCACGGAGCTACATAAGGCGATGCGATACGCAAAGAAAAACGGAGCGTGTTTAATCATTGCCAAGAGCGACCGTTTCCGTAACACTATCGAAGCCCTGCAAATCTATGACGAGATGGGAGAGGGAAACATTTACTTTTGCGACCTTCCGCATACTGACAAGTTCACGCTGACCCTTTTCTTTGCGCTGGCAGAACGTGAGGCGAAACTTGTCTCAATCAGAACGAAGGCGGCGTTGAACGAAAAACGCAAGCAAGGTTTCAAACTCGGAAATGATAATGGCTGCGACCTGAGCAAGGCGCAGGCGGCGAGTGCAAGTTCACGGCGTGAGAAAGCACAGAACAACCCGAATAACCGCATTATTTGGGGCGTTCTGAGCGACTGCAAGACGCTCGCCGACTTCAATCAAGCCGCCGACAAGCTGCTAATTATGGGCGTGAAAACGTCCACTGGCATGGAGTTCACAGCACCACGAGCAAGAAGTGCGTATTACAATTTGAAAAAGATTTATCAATGAATTATTAACTCAAGTTTCAGTATGGAATTTATATACAAAGATTTTTACACGCTGCGCCATGAGCCAGGACATAAGTGTATCGAACACAAGTTTAATATACAAGCGCAGGGAAATTGCCTAATAGTAAACGGCAAGGCAATGAGAGTGAAGAGAAACGACAAGTATAACTACTTACTCCAAAAGACACAGTTACAAGCGTATGGCGCAGACCCCGCTCGTGGACTTATCGCCTATATGGAGAGAATACAAGACTATGCAGAGTGCAAAGTGTTGAATATATGCGAACACGTTACCAAATACGGCGAGGAGGTAGAAAAATGTTTCTGATAATGGTAATAATATGGCTGGCGGTCAACTGCTTTGCGCAAATGACCAACGGCAACGGTTTCAAGGGCTTCTAACGCCTACCCCACTCGGTCAAGCCGTGGCTCTTCGATGAGCGGTGGGGAACTAAATCATTAACAAATAAAAATATTACGATTATGACAGACAAAGAGAAAAATCTCGCAATCTTCAACGAAATGCTGAAGAACGCACAGGAACAGTTTGAGAATGAGAAATACGAGGTTGGAACGTACACCATCCAACAGCTCGCAAGTGGCGGACTAAACCACAAAGAGTACGTGGAACGCACATACCGCATCGAGGTAGATACTTTCTCGTGCGAGTACACGGAGCGCACCGCTTACCAGCTGTTACAACAATTCGCACGTTTGGCAGGAGTCAAATGCCCGCCGTTCACGAAAGAGAGTGAGGAAACGCCTATCTGCACGTTCACGATGGACGTGCCGAAAGAGGCGAAACATCTCGCAAACTTTGTGGCTACGGACAATTACAACAAAGAGGTGCATCCTATGTTGTGTAACATTTTCGTTGACGTTTTCAATGAGACGCTTTGCGCCTCTAACGGACACTTGCTGAAAACGATGCACGTGGAAATATCCGACATGAAAGGCGAGATTAAAAGCCGCTCTTACGTCGCGATAACCGCAAAGGACATAAAGAAGATTTGCGGACGCTGCGAAGTGGCTGTTTACAAGGATTATGACGGCATAATCACCGAGATAACGGACGCAAAGGGAGTTAAATACGTTTTCAAGGATAGTAACAGGCGTTATCCCGACTATTTTAGCGTTTATCCCAAAGTTTCCAAAAAAGGATATGTCAAGCTCACGAAAGACGAGGCAAAACGCTTCGCAAAGTGGCTGCGCAAGTCGGACGAGGAAGTTGGGATAGTCATTAACGGAATGGAGCTGAAAGCCACTCGCGAGGGCAACGCCACGACATTTGCGCTTGAAAGCAACGATGCGCAGTGCGAAATGGAAACAGCCTTCAAAAGCCGTTCACTTAAAACCGTATGCGAAAGCGGCTGGGACGGTGGAATATGGTTTACAGGAAGCCTTCAAGCCGCACTTTTCGACTGCGACAAAGCGGACGTTACTTTGATTATGCCTAACTACTCTTACAATATGCAGCATCTGACAGATGCGATTGAGGAGCGCAATATTCCTGCCCTTGAGAGAAAAGCCGTTTTAGCCAACGAAAAGGCGGAGGAGGATAAATCACTCGCCCCGACCGAGAAAGCGGCTGAAATCGAAAAGGAAGCGGCAAAAACGGAAAGTGTCGCGCCAGTTGCCAAGTCGGAGAAGAAACAGCGCACGAGCAAATATGCGATACGCACGACTGACGGACGGCAGTTGCGAGAGGCGTTCACGTTCTTCGAGGTCAACGCCCTTAAATACGCCGTCGCCGAGCTGCCGAAAGAAATTGCAGGCACACCAAAATTCACTTTCGGTGCTGACACTTTCACGGTGCTTTTGTCTGATGATGACCGTTTGACGCTGCGCCGAGAAAGCAACGGAAAGTTGCTGGAGGTGTTGAAAGGAAAGACGGCTGCGCCTCGCCGACCGTCCGCCGAGCGAATGGAGGCTTTTGCGCACGAATACGGAATAACCGTAAATACCGCATGGGCGATGTGGGAGGCTAACAGAATAAAGGTGGCATAATAAAAAAGTAAACAACAATCAAGATATGACAACGAATTTAAATGACACATTAGGGTGGCTTGTAATTCTCACCGTCAACGGTGAAGAAGCCTCATCAACTTTCATTAACGACCAGACCGCAAGGAGGTATGGCGAAGCTCACGAGCTGGAGTGCAAAATCCGCTCAAAATACTTCGACCGCTCCTGCGATTGGAAGGTACAGTCTTTCAGAGTAACACCCCACAACAAGGAACTTTGGTCGGAATCATTTAACGATATGTGGAAATGAAACGATACAGACTAACAGGCAACGGCGGCTCGCTCCTTTGCTACGGAAACGAACAGCGCACGATGTTCTATTTTATGAACGGCTTGCACTACACTATTAAGAGCAACCTCTTTGACTACATCAAGGAGAATGAGAATTACGTAAATTTCGGGGAGGATAACTTCTCACTTGAAGAAATCTAACAACTTCTAAAACAACAAAATTATGAGAACAAAAGATTTGCAAAAAGAACTGCTGCACTTCATCGTAGTTGTACAGAGTGAGACCGCAATTTCAGAACCCGAAATGCGGGCTTTGAAAGACGCTCTTTCCGTATTGGCGAGAGTCGGAAAGGTCGCCAACATTGACGACATAGACGCACAAATAAAAACGTTGTCGGACTTTGACAAGGACACGGCACAAGAATAAAAAACAATTAAAACCACACAACAATGGCACGAAAGAAAACAATCACAATCGTATGCTACAACGAGGTTAAGTCTTACCCCGAAAGCAAGCGGCAGGAACTCGCAGAATACTACTTCGAGGGAATGTGCGCCTGCGACGGCAGCGAAAAAGACCGTTACACAAACATCTATTGCGACCTAATGAGCGGCAAGACGCTCTGCAAGGACTGCGATACAATAATTTCCTAAAAAAGTATGAGCAAAATACCAGTTCAGATTTTGGATTTCAAGGCGATGCGCAAACAGCACATAGAGGAGTGCATCGAGAATTTGCCAAAAAACGTTACGTTTAAGCGTGTGGGCGGTTTCATCCACGTTTACGATAATTTGTAAGGCTGCGATAAAAAGCGGCTTAAAACGAATTTATAACCCTTTAAAAACAAATTTAAGTATGAAAAAGAATGTAATGAGAAATGTGTGGGCGGTCGTAGAGACCAACACAGACGAGCAGACGGAATACGTTTACCCAATCTGCAAGACTTTTGAGGACGCTCTGCTAACGGCGAAAGAAGCGATGAGAGAAACCCTGTCCGTGTACTCCACGGGGCTGCTTGAGGAGCTTGAAGGAAATCTTTGCGTAGGCAGCGAGGGTTTTGTGTGGACTATCTGTGAGACGAGCATCAACTTTTAAGCAAGGACTATGCAACATCTTCTAAGCGACAACGCCAATGAGTTGGTGAACGCCATCCGTGGCAACAGAGACGGCGTGAAAGCGTCCATCTGCGACGCTTTCGCAAACGTCGCTTTCCTTTGCGGCGACGGAAAGGAGGCGTGGCAAGTGATGCAAACGTTGCAGGAGTACACGCATTTGGTGAACGCTCTCTCCTGCACGGACAAGGAATTGTCAAACGAATAAACTTTTCAAAACGAATTATGAGCTTCCTCACGTTCTTGTTCATAATGCTCGCCCTCGATGCCGTAAGAAAGGCGTTCAAGGAGTGAAAACATTGTGCGTATTCACAATAAAAACAGTAAAATCACGTTTTAATTAATAAAGCCCTCGACAGCACGGTTAAGTCAATATATTATGTTCACAATAATGGTTATTGTTTGGCTTGTTTACAACTGTTTCGCACAGATGACAGGCGGCAATGGGTTCAAAGGATTTTAAGTAACAGTAAGTGCCAACTAAAAACAAAAGTGATATGACACTTGAAGAAGTATTGAAGTCCCTGCCTTTCGACCCCGAAGAGGCAGGGTGCAAAAACCAAGAGGAGTTCATCGCCGCAGCGGAGAGACACTTTGCGGTGGTGGCGGTTAAAGCCGAGGCAATCGGCGAGGAGGAGCTGACGGACGCATTAGACACGTTCCGCAGCCACTTCCGAAAATGGGCGAAAGGCGAAGCCTCACCCGAAGAAAAGGCGTTGACGGAGGCGGCGTTGAGCGTCATCGGCAAATACACCGACAAAATACGCTTTCCCGAAGAGTAACATTCATTTTTCATAAAAGTAATATTTTTTGTTAATAATCAAGCCGCCCGCTCGTGAGGGCAGGCGGCTTTCCTTTTCGCTTCACACATCGCATTGCTTGGTGTGGTTAAGCACATAGGCAATGGTCTTTGCGCACAAGCCCGTGCGTTCACTAATCCTGCCGTAGATGAATGACTTTGGAACTAAATAGGCGTATTCGCCCAGCTCCTTGATTACATCGTTGTAAACGTCATGCACGGTGTTTTGCCTTACTATCGTGCTAATTCTTCTCTCCACGTTTGCCATATCAAAATAAAAGCGTACCTTTGCGCTGCCAAATTTACATTAACATTAAAATTAAAACTCACGTACTCGTGGTATCGAGGCATAGACCCCGACACTGCTACGGTACGTGAGTATTCGTTAATGTAAGTTTGGCGACTATACTAAGGTGTCGGGGTTCTTTTTCTTCTCTGCCCCGAAAAAGAGAAACGCTTATCCGTCCATATCCCCTTGTTTTAGTCCATGAATACTTTTATGCCCTTGCCGCCTTTCGTGTGTCCTGCCCTAATCACGTCCTCGAAGTTGCCCGACATCTTTTGCAGATAGACGGTTTGCAGCTTCAATTCCGTAAGCATAGGGTTGTTGTCGGAAACCGACTGCGAGCTTTGCGAGGCGGATTGCGTCTGCGTTGCCTGCATTGACGATGTGCCGTATTGCGCTTCGAGTATCTGCCTGATGACAGCCACATCGCCTTGCTGTGTAGCGAGGAAGAAACGTATGGAGTTCAGCAACGCCTCCAAAGCCTCCGCCGTTGTCTCGGATAATGAGGAAATGCCCTGCTGCAAGGCTGACAATTCAGTAGAAGAGTCATTAATGCCGAAATATCCGTATATCGTCTCTAACAAATCGGCAATCTCTGGAAAGTCGTCTTTTGCGGCCGCAGTTATCGCTTTTATTTTTTCTCCTAACTTTGTTATATTTCCTGTGGTGTTATACTCTTCCAAAGCCTCGTCTATTTGTTGCAGGAAAGGGTCTATGATTTTATCGGCTACCTTCAACATAGCCGTTTTCTTGAATATATTTATTATGAAATCATCCCATGTTTCATTAAGTGCATCCAAGCCACTCTCTCCCTCTTTGAAAGCATCAGTCCAAGCGTCCACAAACTCTTGCGCCGCATCCTTATAGCTTGCGTCATCGCCAAAGCCGCCAAGTGATTGGAGCAGTTCGGCGTGCAACTCCTCTTTCTGCTTTTCAAGCTCTTCTATCTCGTCTCGCCATTCTTCTATTTGGTCTTGGTTGCTATCTTTTTTGTCTTGTTCTGCGGCGATTTGATTTTGGCGTGCCTTTATTTGTTCGTCGAGGTTCTTCTGCGCGCTCTTGTAATTCGTATTAAGGCTATTTACCGTGAATGCATCGTTCATCGCATCGTGATAGTCTTCATACGCCTTTTGCAGCCGTTTTATCTGCTTCTCGTACTGTTCTATCTTTCTTTGCAGTTTTTTGTCCTTATTCCCGAACAAAGAGCCGATAGCCGATGTAAGCCCGCTGAAAGCCGATATGCCGCCGCTGATTGCTTGGAAAGGATTTTCCGATGCAACACCAGCCCATATTTGCGCCCCACCCGAAGCGGCTGTACCTAATCCGCCAAGTACCCCCGAAATGGTATCAAGCGTATCTTTGCCGCTGTCAGACATAGAGCCAAATATCTTCTCAAAATTAGACGCTATGTTTGGTAGTTCGGTGCTTAATTGTGATAACGTCTGACCGACACCGTTTAGTATGTTCTCACCGCTCGCCTGCCATTGACCTTTTAGATTGCGGACATTTCGTAACTGCTCGGCCTCTTTTGCGGTTATCTTGCCTTGAAGTACGGCTTGGGTGATAAGCTCGTCCGTCAGTGCTTGTTGGTCGGCAATCTTCGCTTTGAGGTCAGCAAGTTCCTCTTCGGTAAGCGTTCCATATTTGACACCTGTTTCATATTGGTCTTTAAGGTATTGCAGTTCCTTGTTCGCGGCCTCTGCTTGTGCGTTCTTCGAGGCTTCCAATGCTGCGTTGTTGGCGTTGCTTTTCTCAAGCTCCTCAAAAGTCGTGGATTGGCTTGTTAGTTCGCCGTCAGCCCCAACAACTTTCAAACCCTTTACGGCCTCACGATATTTCTTGATGCTTTCCGTGAACACAGAGAATGGATTGCGCTGCGACAGCGTGTCACGCAGCTTCTCCATTTGGTTTATGATTGCGCGTACTTGGTCAGCAGGCAAATTCTTTAAAGAGGAGCGCAAGTCCTCAAGCCTTGAAAGCATCCCCTTTATGGCGACCGTTGACATCGCTTCCAAGTTCTCGAACATATCAATGTAGTAGTCCGACTGCTGAAAACTCTTCCACGTGTTTTCCGATTTCTGCTTCTCGTATTTCTTGTTGAGGTTGTTCTCGTACTCCTTCTGCATTTCGGGCGTAAGGGTATCTTTCCAAGTGCCAGCCTGTTTATCGTAAGTCTTTGCGTAAATCTTCGACCTTTCCTCGTAGTACCACTTATCCAGCTGCAACTGGTCTGACAGCTGCGTCTTGTAGGCTTTGGTAAGCTCTATGACGAGGTTCTCCTGCTCCTTTATGCGCTGCTCGTTCAGCTCCTTTATCTCGTTTTGGTAATCCTTGCCCTGCTTCGTCTGCGTGTCAAGATACGAGCCGTCGGGATATTCGCTCTTGTAGCGGTCGTTAATGCCCCTCTCCACATCGTCCAAAGTCTTTGCGAGTCCGGGAAACAACGCCTGCACCTCGCTCTCGCTCAAGCCGATGTCTTTCAGCTTTTGGTGCAGGTCAAGCCCCGCGAAGAGGTTGTCAACGTACTTCTTCGTCTCTTCGAGCTTCCTGTTAGCCTCCTCCGTGTTGATTTGCAGCTTCAGCTCGCTAATGTCCTTGTTGAGGCTGCTGACTTTCTTTCGGTAGTCTTTCAGTGTTGTCGGCAACGCTTTTATCGTCTTTTCGAGAGCGTCAATCAAACCTTGCTTTGTAGGCACAATCTCTTCGGGATTTATCACCTGTCCCATGTTCACATACGCCAAATCGTCGGAGTACTCGGACTTCACCATTGACCGTGCCGTGTCCTCTCCATAGTTCTTACGCACTTTCTCGTACTGCTGCTGCATCTCTTTCAGCACGGAAATACGCTCGTTCCAGATGTCCCGCTCCGCTTTGGCGGCTGCGTTGGCGCGTTTCTTTTCTTCTTTCGGCTCTATGCCATAGTTGTCTTTTAACGCTTTTAGCCTATTCTGAATTTCTTTTTCCACAAGCGTGGGAGAAACCCAAGTGTTATCACTCGCAGCCTTGCCGCTTGTGGTTTTTACATCCGAGAAATCCATGCCGTGCTGTTTTAGCAGCCCTGCATTGTAGTATCGCTTTGGGTTTTTCTTTACATCTTGCAGTTGCTTTTGCAGGGAGTTGGCTGTTTTTTGCAAAAGGTCTGTTCCCTCTTTCATGTATTCGGGTATCAAACCGTCCTCGTCCCATAACGCATCAACCTTAATGTGGAACTTACTCCCATCAAGTTCCGCTTGTATTTGCTTCCTTACATCAAACGCCTCTGTCTTGACGCTATCTTTGTCAATATTTAGTTTTATCCCATAAAGGGCGTATGTGGCTTGTTTCCTTACTTCATCCCAATTCTCTTTCGTGGCGATTGCCGTAATTCTCGTTTCGAGATTTTTCTTTTGTTCGGGCGTTTTATATAGATTAGGGTCTCCGAACACGCTTTTCGCCTCTGCCTCGTATTCTTCAAGGGCTTTGGTCATGGCTTTATAGTATTTCACCATATTATTAAGGTCGCCATAATCTTTGCCTTTATACCCTAAATTTTCGAGAGTTGTCGCTATCCTCTCGTAATATTGTACAGTATCTTCATTGTCCTTTTTGCCTTTGGCTAATTCTGCGAAATACTTTTTCTCTTCTTCCGTGGCCAATGAATATTTGCCTGAAAGAGCCAAAAGCATAGCCTGCATTTTGTCGCCCTGCGCCATGAACCTGCCCAATGCTGCCTCATACTCATCCGCATCCGTGTCAATGTCATCATCGCCCATCATCCATCCTTTGGTCTTGTTCGCCGCATATTTGGCTTCAACCGAGCGAATATCCTCCAAAAACGTCTCGTAACTCTGCTTTAATTTGTCGTATTCTTTTCTCGCCTCTTCTTCCGAGATGTTCACGCCTATTTCTATGCTGAAGCCGTTTTGGTTCATTTCGTTTACCAAACTGTTTAACGCTTTCTTTATATCCGTATCAGCGTCCTTGTCAATTTCGGCTATTCGGATTTTTGCCGAGAAATAGTCATCGTTACTTTTTGCAATGCTTTTCTTGTAATCGTTTGAGACCTTAATCAATTCCAACAGAGCAGATATTGCTGCGAAGATAGCCATTGTCGGCAACGAGGCTTTGAATGCCGCCCCGAAAGTCTTTAATGCGCTCCCCGCCTTTTTGCACCCAACGGAAAATACGCTCAATCCATTGTTGGCTTCACTAATCTTCTTCGTCCATGCAGTCAATGCCATAGAGCCTAATACCACCCCGAAAGCCTTTGCCGCATCCGCCACGGCTTCCCAGTTGTCGAGCAACGTCCTTGCGAAGTCCACGCCGCCTTTCAGCACGCCCTCGTTTGACTTTCCTATGTCGTTCAGCATAACGTCGAGGCTGTCCTTGAGGTTGGCAATCTTGCCGTTCAGCGTCTCGGACTGTATCTCCTGCATATTGTAGAACAAGCCACCCTTGTCAGTCAGCCTTTGGAACACAGCCTCAACGTCCTCGAACTTCACCATGCGCTTGGAAATCATATCCACAATCTGCGCCGTGGTGTACGCCTCGCCCTTGACCTCTTGGAAATAGCTCTGCAACTCTCCGTACATATTCACGCCAGCTTCAGTGAACTGCCTTACCTCAGTTCCACGCAGATACGCAGCCGCTTTCACCTGCCCGTATGCGAGTATCAAGCGTTGCATATCCACGCCGAGACCAGCTGAAACGTCAGCCAGCCTCTTCGTGGTGTCATACAGCTTGTCGCTCTCAATGCGGTATGCGGCTAATTGTTTGGTGTAACTTACCAATTCCTTGATTTGGAACGGCGACTTTATAGCCAAGTCCACCGTCTTTTGAAAGATAGCGTCAGCCTCCGTCTTGTTCTGCAAGATAGCCTCCAATGAGCGTTGCTGCAACTCGAACTCGCCACGCACATTCGCTATTTGTCCGATGTAACCCTGTACCTGCGAGACGGAGAACAGCAGGGCGAACTTGCGGGCGAGCTGCCCCGTAATATCCATTAGGTTGCGGTGGCGTTGGGCGAGGTTTGCAGACTGCACCCCTGCTTGCTGCAAGGCTGTGTTGTGCCTCGCTATGGCTGTGTTTATTGCGTCTAACTTTGTCTTGTAGTCGCTATCCGTGCGAGACAGATTTAATCTTGCTTGTTTCAGCAATTCCACGGCTTGTGCTTCTTCCCGAAGAGTCTTTGCGTTTTTGCTCGTACTCATTGCGGAAGAATACGTAATGTTCTGCGGCGAGAACTGTGAGGCTATCTGTGTATTGCGTTGCCTTTGCTGTTCACGTTGCGCCTTTTCCCAAGCGACGGTCGCTTGTGCCGCTGCCTTGCCCTCTGCCTCGGCTTTCTTCTGTGCGTTCTTTTCCGCTTCTATCGCATCGGCATTTTGTGCCTTACGAACCCTCGCCATGGCTGTTAATTGGGCTTGCGTAGAGGTTTCTTGTATCTTCAGCTCTTGCTGCATCAAATTCCTCCGTTCCACAAGCTCTTGCTGCGTCCACGTTTTATTGTTATACTGCAAGGGCTTATTTTTCTCTTGATTGTTCAGCAAGGAGTTTATGACCGCTATATTGTTTTTAAGCTCCGTAATATTCATATCTTGGAACAGACGAGGCTTCGCCATTTGATTAAGCAGTTGCGCCGTCTGCGTCAAGGATGCGTTGGTCGTGTTCGCAGCCCTGCCAGCGTTCTGCATACCTGCCGCCACGTTGTTTATCCCCTGCGCCGCACCGCTCGCGTTGCTTAACTTCTCCATCGCCGCCGCCAAGCGCTCCAAAGCGTCAACGTTGCCCGACTTCAAGGCGTTTACCGCATCAACCAAAGACTTGAAAGGCGCAGGGTTTATCTTCGCCGCACTCTTCTGTATTCTTTCAAGTTTTTGGTCGAAAGTAACCATTGACTTTATCATATCGTCCGAAATCTCGAACACCGCACCTTCGCCAAAATTAGCACTCGCCATATTTTTAACCTTTTATGTTATTACAAACCAAATATATTCACTACCTTTGCAACGCTTTTCGGGGTGGTCGCACACCCTTATGCTGAGGTCTTTAAGGCACTCGGCAATCATTTTTTTATGATTGCGACCCTAAATCATTCGTGTTCTTCGCATCATCGCCAACGCCCTGTGCCATAAGCCACTGCCCTGCGGACATCTTCTTCTTGCCGCCCTTTCGCTTCTTGTCGGGAAGGTACTCCACGTGGGAGAAGTCAAACGAGGCGAGCCTTACCTGCCCCACCGTCATCCCCCATAGGTACTCGTCCCTCGAACACCACGGATTAGAGCGCAGGAAGTCCACCATCTGCCCCCATTCCGTCCGTGAGTTTATAATCCTGCTTCCGCTCTCGTCGTCTTCCGTTCCAATGTCATTTTTCGGACGGTCTTTATCACATTGGAACTCTCGAAAAAAAAATCAGTGTTCACCAAAGCAAGCACCTCGTACAGCAGCCTCGCCCAATCCCTCATGTCGTAGTCGCCCCACATAAGGGTGTCTAACACATCGTGGTACTCCTGCGTGTAAACCTTTCTTTCGTAGTCGGCGTATATCCGTTCCTTGCTGTTGAGCATTGCCAACGTGAGACACCGTGCCACGCTGCCGAGGTTGGTGGAAAACTCTTTCAGCACGTCGCCCATTGACTTGTTCTCGCCGTCCACGACCTTGCAGGCTTCCTCGGCTATCAACATCTGCACGGCGGGCTTCAGCCCAGTTATCTGCCACTGTGTTCCGTGCAGCTTAATCACGCTTGGGCTGTCGTTCATTATCCTCGCCAGCTGCGCCATAGCCTCGTTGCTCACGGGGCTGTCGGGATAGACCCTGCTCTCCCGCTCCTTTATCTGTTCGGGTGTCTTTTTGACCCTGTGTACTGCCATATTCCTTTTTCTCGTCTTGAAACATTAAAGGGCGACGGCATTTGTTAATCAAGCCGCCGCCCTCGTTCTATGAGTAAATTGCAGAAATTTTCCGCTTGTTTATGCACCCGTGCTGTCAGCAGTAGGGAGCGTGTAAGTCTTGATTTGCACGAAAGGCGAATCAATAACCTTGCCGTTGACGGTCTTCTTGATGTTCCTTGCTGTACCTGCGAGGTTGATACGTGCCAAGTTGCTGTTAAGACTTTCGATGAGGTCTTTTGTCGCGAGTTTCAGCTTGGGAACACGCATAGACATCAACTTGTCCGAGCCGTCGTCATTCTCTCCAATCTTGTACACGGTATCAAGCTGGATGTACTTGTCCTCGTACTTTCCGGGGGCATAGGCATCGCCCGTGGTCTCATCTATCGTGTAGCCAGCGAGTGCAGCCAAAAGGTCTGCGTTTCTGTCGGCTACCTCTGCGGACACTTGATATTTGCCCTTAGAATAGATGGTGTCAATCGGGTCGTCGTTGGTCTCGCGGTCGATGTCCGTCTCGTCGTTGTCATCTTGGGAGATTGAGGTAGTGTCTCTTACAACGTCCTCAAGTATCCAAACGTCCCCACTTGCAGCCTCGGTGTCCGTGTCCTGCCACTCCGTAGCAACGATGTACACTGGCTTCTTCAGCTTCAAAGAAGCAGCTTCAGTATAAGTTACTTTTGCCATAATGATTTATCCTTTAATTCGTTATACTTCTATTTACTTTGCTATAATCTCTACATTAACCACATTGTAGTAATACTTCGCGTTGATGTCGTAGTCTTGGTTTCGGAACTGTATCTCCGTGGCGTAGTTCTTGTTGAAGTCCTCTTCAAGGGCTTTGTCAAGTGCCACCTCCATTGCGTTCAGTTTCTTCACAGGCTTGCTCGACTCGTCATCGGAGCTTTTGGCGTAGAGGAAGATGTTTGCAGACCCTTTGGCGAAGCTGTCGTAGTCGTGCATGGCTTGCACGTCCACCATAACCATGTCCGTCCACTCCTTGTTTATCGTGGCTGGCAGGTTGCCGAAGAACACGTGGTCGCTTATCTTCGCCTTTGCGAGCATCATGGAAAGGTAATTTTCCACTCGTGATATTCGCTTGTACGTCTGCTCCATATCCTTACTGCGCCTTTCCTCTGTGAATAATCCTTGTGCGTGAGCCTTTGAACTGCCCCGTCAGGGCTTTCAGCTCGTTCTGCGCCGTGGCTATCACACGGTACTTGTACTTCTGCTCCACGACCTCGCCGTATGGCATTACTGCCGCCACGACCAATGCGTAGCCTTTTTGTATTGGCTTGAAGTTGCGGATGAAACTCATCGCCACATCGTGACCGTACATTTCCTGTCCGTACCACTTGCGAGGCTCAACGGCTTCCTGCGCCTGCGCACATCCAAATGCGCCGTCCACGAGCTTGCCGTGAGAGTACACGCCCCAGACGAAGCTGTCATCAAGGTTGTTGGTGTCGGCTTTATAGGTAACGCTGTTCAAAGCGTCAAGCGCAATCTTCTCGCCTTTCTTAGTGAGAAATTTTATTATTGCGCTTTCGCTTTTGAATTTCGTAGCCATAGCCTTACACCTCGTTCATCTTAATGTCAACGTGGCAACCACCGAGCTGCGAGTATTCAAGCCCAACCACATAGCCCTGTATGGGTATGGCGTAGTCCTCGCAACGGAACTTCGTGTTAAACCGAATGGGCAGCTTCTCACCGACCTCGCAAGGAAAGAACACCTTGAAGTCAGCCATTATAGTGCCGCTGTTTATCAGCTTCGCCGCCTGTTGGATGTCGCACTCCGTCTCAAGCAGTATCACCTCGTTTGCCGTCTCTTCCTCGTCCGTGGTGTCGGATGCGTCCGTGTCCGTCTCGGAGGTGGTTTCCTGCTCGGTGGCGGTGATATTTTCCGTGTCCGTGGCTTCATCATCCTCCAACAAGTTTCCATCCCCGATGAGGTCGCCGTCAGACGAGCCGCTGTTGCCGTCGCCTATAAGGTCGCCGTCTTCGGGAGTCTCTGTCGGCACGCTGTAAAACACGCCGTGAAAAATATACATAGCCTACACGTCCAAAGAGTTCTCATCGACCCACGAAAGACCACCGCTGTCTATCTCTTCGGCTTCCTCTTCCATGTCGTACTTCTTCAGAAGCCGTTTCAGTTCGGAGCGTAGCCGCTCGATGACAGCCGCCGTGACCGTCTCGCTGCCTATGTCTTGTCGGAAGTTGCCGTGCTGCAAGGACTGCGAAGCCCTCGACCACGGACCGTTCACGACCATTCGGTACAACTCGATAAGGCACATCTCTTTCGCCTCGGTCGGCACCTCCCACTTCTCATAGTCCATGATGTGCTGCTCGTACACGATGCGAGTGAGAGCGTCTTTCTCGTTGACGTACCTGCAAAGGCTGTTGACGTATCTAACGGCTTCCTGTTCGGTCATCTTCGTGTGTCTGAAATTACTACAATGCGATTATATAGAGAGTAGGTAGCTGGAATTAACCAGCTACCGATGTGTCAACTATTACGTGGTTGCGGAAAGTGGTCAGAGCGGGGCAAGCCGACATCATCACGTCAGTATGCCACTCCTTGTACAGTCCGTTGTTGGTCGTGGTGTTGACAATGGTAGAGAGACCGTTGTTGCCCTGCGCCCAAACCTTTGTAATCACGTTAGAGCCGTACTTCTCGAACATCTGCTTGTCGAGGTTGTTGGTGTACTCGAACTCGCAGGCGTAACCCGATGGACGAAGCACCGCGTACTTGTCTGCCCAACCGTTGACGAAAGCGTCGCCCGTGTTGGTGACGTTGCGCTCTCTCTCCTCCACAATCTCGATAGGCGAAACGCCAGGGAAGTCTTGGAAAGCACGAGCGAATAGCTCCGCAGTTGTGGGTGCGCCCTCTGCCTGCGCAATCCACGCCATTGGGTTCTTCTTGTAGCTATCTACGAGTTCCTTGACCTGTGCGTTCTGCAAGAACACGTTGTAGAACATATTTCTTGTAATCTGCCATACGAGCGCGCCTTGATAGCCCCACTTCTCACGGAACTTCAGCTCGATAGCCGCCATTTGCGTGAGTATCTTGCAAGCCGTGTCAGTCCATACCGCCGTACCTGCGTTGACGAAGTTGTCGGTGGGTATCTCCGCTTTGTGGAGCGGTATCCGTATGCCGCGACCGATGCCTGTGTAGTCTATCTTGCCCGTAGTCATCAGCTGCGCCGTCATGTAGTTCATGGTAGCGTCCATGCTGTCGAGCTGCGACTGCAAGGTGTGTACCCATGCGGCTACGATGTCAGCGTCATTGCCGAAGAGAGCGTACTGTTGCTCCTTTGCCTCACGCTCCATTGCGGTCTCAACGAAGCCAGGGGCGATGAAGTCGGGTATGGATGCGGTGTACCAGTAGATACCCTCCTTATCCATTTGGTTGCTGTCGCCGAGCGGTGCGCGGAGGTCAGCCAAAGGCGCAGCCTTGAGGTCTCTGCCTTTTACGCTGAACGAAGCGAGTCCATTTGGGGCGGTTGGGGTTGGCGAGCCAGCCTTTATGCCCTGTGTCAGATACCAGCCGTAGTTGGTGTGAAGCAGTCCCTCCGTGTTGAGGAACGTCTGCAAGAAACGCTGGTTCTCCTTGTCGGAGAAGAACTTGGCGTATCTTGAGCTTTTGAAATCAAATTTTGCCATAGTCTAATTCCTTTCCTTTTTTAGATTAAGAACCAGCCGTCCACCTTGCTCGTGCTGACTTTCTTCATCGCTGCCGACAACGGCTGCATACGGTCGGTGTACATATAAGCCTGCCCCATAGCGAGACAAATGCTGATGTTGTACCTTGCGCCCTCAAAGTCGGTGTCGCCGCTTGCGGGGGTGAAACAGAAGTCGTAGTCGTTGGGGAAGAAAGCGTTGATGTTAGTCACCATAGGCTTAACGCTGTCACCAGCCTCGCTGCCTTCCGTCAGAACGCTGTCGGTGGTGAGCGCACCCAGCGCATCAGATAGAGTTACCTTCCAAACGTCGCCAACCGTTGTGTCGGTAGCCTTTTCCACTGCGGTAACGGAAACAGCCGTTCCTGTGCCGTCAAGCGTGTCGGGTGCTACCATAAGCACATCACCGACGAATGGAATCATGTCATAGCCGCTGCGCTTCAGATAGATAGTGGTATCTGTCGCTGCGGATGTGGCTTTCGCCACAGCATAAGTTTTTAGGATGTAGCCCGTGCCGTCAATCTTGTACTCTCCGAGAGTACCCTCAAAGGCGCGAGCGAACCCCTTGAATGGGTTTTTCACGTTGAAACCGATTGTCGGGAACACCTGTACGTCCTTGCCACTCATTTGGAGCTTCACAAGAACGTGCCTATGCCCGCCGATTTCGCCGTGTCCTTGAATGAGTGTACGTCCGGGCATATACCCGCCGTTCATCATCATCTCTGCATAAACATCTGCCATTGTTGTGAAATTTTAATTGTTAAAGTTCTCGTTAATCGCGGTGCTGCTGGTGCTTCACGAGACTTACGATGTCGGAATAGTCCTCTTTCGGCTCGCCGCCGCCACCCGCGCCTCTTGGAGTGGTGTTTGGCTTCACCCCCGCGAAGTCGGCGTTGTAGTCAGCCACAAGAGACTTGACAAGCTCTTCCTTATCGGCTTTCGGGTCGAAAGCGTAGCCTTTCAGTCTGCGCTCAATCCAGCCTCGCGCATTGTCAAAGTCCTTCAGCCTCTCGCCGAGCTGCTTGGAAACGTCCGTCTTGTATTCGGTGAGTTCCTTCGCCGCTTTCTCGGCTTCACGCTCTTTCTTCAGCTCCCCGATTTCTTGCAGCAGCAAGTCGATTTTGTCCGTCGGCTCTGCTGGCTTCTCATCGGGTTTCGGTTTGGGGTTTTGTTTCTCCCACTCTTGCTTCTCCTTGAAATGGTCGGAGTTCATTTTGCGTACTTGCCCCTCGAATGTCTTGATTACAGGTGAAATCCGCTCAACGAAAGCGTCCATTTCCTCTTCTTCGCCAGCAAAGCCATAGAGGGCTTCCATGCCTTGCACGGTCTTGTCTGTAAGCAGTTTCTCTGCTCCATTCTTGGTTTTTAGGGTCTCTAAAAACTGTTCTTTCGTAAATTTCATTTTGCGCTGTTTTTGAATATTACGCCGCAAAATTATTTATACAAATTCTAAACAAGTCACGAAAATAATTCAAAATTGTTTATGGTAAACAATTTTTTTTCAAGCCATTTATTTATACAATATCTAAATAGGTAACTTTGCGGCATGATTATGCCGCCCGACATACCAGCAACAGGAAAAGTCATCAAGCCGCAAGAGGGCTTTCAGATGAACTTCGCTTCAAGCACCGTGGACGTGGTGTTTGGCGGTGGTATTCTCGCGTCAGGCAAAAGCTATGGCCTTGTCTTGGCTATGGCAGAGCCTTTGATGACCGACCCCGACTTTCGCGGGCTTATAACGCGCCGTTCCTTGCAGAACCAAAAGGCTGGAGGCGGTTTCGTTGATACATTCCAAAGTATTTTCGGGGAATACTGCTCGGTTAAGGTGGCTGACAGCCCGCGTATATCCTTTGACAGCGGAGCTTATTGTGACCTTACATATATTGATGACACCAATCTTGACAAGTTCCGTGAACGCGCGAAAGGTATGCAGTATGACTGCATCTGCATTGACGAGATAACGGAAATGTCGTGGGAGGTGTTCACTTACATACAGACACGTAACCGTGGACGCTCGAAAACATTTACAGGAAAGTTCTTTGCCACGATGAACCCCAAACGCTCGCACTGGGTACGGCAGTTTATAGACTGGTATATCGGTGCGGACGGATATATAAGGGATGACAGGGACGGAAAGGTGCGCTATTTCTACATCAATGGCTCTACGGTAAACGATGTGGTGTGGGGCAACAGCAAGGAAGAGGTTTACGAGAAATGCCGAATAGACATTGACAGGAAGATAAGGCGCGTCGGCGGCAACACCACCTACAAGAATATGATTAAGAGTTTCGTGTTCTATCAAGGCAGGCTTTCGGAAAACAAAGGGCTTCTTGACGAGAACCCCAACTATGTAGGCTCGGTAGCCGCTTCGGGCGGCAAAATGGCGCAGGCTCTCTTTGAGGGAAACTGGAATGTTGACCCCGATGAGGACGAGAAGATACCAATGCCGAGCGACAAGGTGCGCGAGTGCTTCATCAATGACCCCAAACGCAATGGCGACAAGTGGATAACCGTGGACTTGGCGGGAGAAGGCAATGACAATCTCGTGGCTCTGCTTTGGGATGGCTTCCACTGCTACGACAAGCTCGTGAAGAGCGAGACCACGCCGCAAGGCAACGCCGTATTGGTAAGGCAATTCGCGGCGGAGAACGAAGTGGCGACAAGCCATATAATCTTTGATGCTATAAACGGAGCGTACTTCAACGACTACATACCCGACGCAGTGCCTTACAAGTCGAGCAAGAAACCGTTTGGGTTGTACAAGGACGCTGCGCTTACCATTAAGGATATGTGTTACCTGCGCCTCTGCCAAATGGTAAGAGACGGCAACATCACCTTTGACGAGAAGCTGGCTAACAGCTATTACAGACACAAGAACCTTGCGCCCGTAACGATGCAGAACGAGATTATGGAGGAGTTCTCCGTCATCCGTTTTGACGAGCAAGCCAACGGAAAGAAGAAGCTGTGGGCGAAAAAGAAGATGAACCAAATGTTGGGGAAACACCGCTCAATGGACGTTGCCGACCCTTGCGCAATGCGTATGCTGCCTTGCGCGAAAATGGAGTATGGCGCAGAGGTGGATAACGAGACGGAAGAGCGGAACGCAAAGACTACTTACGAGGCGGTCGCCGGATATGCGCAGCCCCGCTCCATATACGATGAAACTTTTTGGTGCTGATGATAACGATAGAGGACATAGAGAACATTGTAAGCGACTTGAGAGGGCAGACTTACAAGGCGAGCAAGGGAGACATAACCTTTGCGCTGTTAAGCGGCATTGTGGGCAATGAGGTAGCTTCATACCTCGCTTTCAACACGCCTGTCTCTAATTTGTCGAAATACATCAAGGGAACAAAGCTGAAATGCGTGAGAAAGGCGTTGATTGGCTTCGGCCTGTTGGGAGACAAGCCCTCTG